TCTTAATTGCGCTAATAACCTGATCATGGATCAGAGTATTAACATACAGAGTATAAGAGCGAGAGATTGCATCGATCAGCTCATTCCAGTCCTCGACACCCTGTAAAAATCTTGAAAGTTCCATGTAAATTTTCGCACCGTATCTGGATGTACGAACGGAAAATTCTGTTCCCTTACTTAATCTGGAACGCTCGATATTGTGATGACCATCAGCAATCTTAGAGATGTTCAGAATAAGATCATTAGATTTAACATAGAACAGGTTTTTATCACCAAGAGTAAGAGTCTTAGTCTCTACATATTTCTTAAACCAAGGATCATTTGCCCAACCAGTAATAAGAGTCTGGTCAATTGTCTCCTGGGTAATTTCAAAATAAGCCCATCTTACATTTGGGTTCTGAAGAGCACGTCTAACCTGAATGTCGTTTGGTTTTTCTGTAAAACCAGCAATATCATAGAATTTCTGCAGAATTACAGAATTTCCTTCTGCCTGTGTCTGTCCCTGGAGTTTATTTCTATATGTATCTAAACAAATTTTAGAAAATGTACGTACATCATGTACGTCTTTAAAATTCTCGCGAATTCCCATACTATATTCATTAAAAAACATTTTAACCATTATAGTCTGTCCTCCTTTCCATTACGCTAAAGCTTCGTTTTTCTTAACGAAGACATCAAAAGTTCCATTTGGGTTAACCTGAATAATCTGTCCAACAAAACCATTAGTTGCACTTGGATCAGATTCTTTGGTTGTAAGTTTAAAGGAATCAGCTTTTACACAAACGTAAGCACCTTTCTTAGGATCTGCGTCCTCTGCAAAAGCGTCCTTATTCAGAGAAAATCTATCTGTCGGATAAACCTCGTAAACTCTCATTCTTTCACCTGCAGCATTATAGAAGTTTCCTTCATCCTCCTGCATAAGTCTTGTGTACTCCGGATAGATTTTTACAGGTGTCAGAACAAGTGCGATTTTGTCAGTAATTGCAGGTTTTACTGCCTCAAAATAATCATTCTCTTTCCATTTTTCTGGTGTTGGATACTGAACAACACTACCGTTATCAACACCTTCGTCAGAAACCATATTATAAAAATGTCCACCACACTCAGTAGCAAGCATGAGTGTACTTTCAGCGACACCGTGGCCGCCATAGGAAAATTTGTCAAAAATACTAGCCATAGTATGTAATTCCTCCTTTTAATATACTTTTTAAATAAATAAAAAAGGCAGAATAAGCCCCATTAAATATTTTAATTGTCAATATTCGGTTTTATTTTTTTAGAGATTTAAAATAATCTCCATAAGGTGAATTCTCATTATCAGCTTCTGGTTTTTCAGAACCAACGCCAAATGTCATTCCACCATTAAATTTCTTTTTGGATTTTGTTTCAGAAGTGTGTGCAGAAAAAGTTCCTGCATTAGATGTGATAAAGTCAGCAAAAATAACTTTTGCCTCTTTTTCAAGATCAACAAGACTGTACTGGTCCATGTTCTCAACAAGAGCTTTGAACTCATCTGTATCTCTTAGATCGTTGTATTTCTCAGCATTAAGAATTTCTTCTCTCTGTGTATGAAGTTTTGCAAACTCTGCATTTTCTTTGTATTCAACAAGAGATGCATAATTGCTTCTCATCGCTTCAACTTCATCTAATTCCTCTTTGGTAAGATATGTAGCATATACTTCTACACGATCACCGGTGAGAGAGAAGTTATCTCCATCCTGAGAATATGTCTGCTTATAAGCAATGCATGTCCAATAATCATACATAATAAGATAGTTTTCATAAACCTTTACAGAGTACCAGCAGTTATCTGACTCTCCATACTGAGCATTTACTAGATCAGATAGTGCCCAAATTTTCTCATCGAGAGAAACTTCGAAGTTGGCAGATTTCTCACCAGTAGTGATAGAGTATTTCCTTTTCTTTTTATTATCTGCTCCACAAGCCTCTTCCTCAACTGGATTTTCTTTAGAATCATCGGATGTTGCAACAGGCTCATCTTCGGATTCTTCAGATACCGGATTTTCTTCCTGAGTTTCGCCAGCTCCCTCTTCATTTACTGGTTCTTCTACAGGATCAGATTCACCATTGCCTTCGTCTGCATTTTCATCAGAAGTAGGTTCTGGATCAGAGTTACCATCAGTTGTACCTGCATCACCGGCTCCATCATCAGAAGCTGCGCCACCGTCATCATCAAATGTTTCTGCAAATTTCTGTTCCAGCTCTTCATCAGATAACCCCTCATAATCAAAGGTAATATCATCAGCTGTTACATTATATTTCTTAAGTAATTCTTCAAATTTCACCAGATCATTTCCTCCTTTCTGATTAATTTGTGTATTATTATTGAAACAAACCTTTTCTAACTTAGACTCAACGTTAGAAAGTCTAGTCTGTAAATCAATCAAAACTGAATTATGTGCTTCACTAAAATCAACAATATCTGCTCTGGAACCTTCCATTCCTTCTCCTATTTCAGTACCATCATCACGAGACCCCAAGAAGGTGCTTGCATTTAAATAAAAATCATCTAAATCAAGAACTTTTTCCTTTGCATCGTAGGATAATTCCTCAATAACAAGCTCACAACTATTTTTAGTACCGTTTTTTTCTTCTAATATAGAAGTGGTGCGAGTGTAGTCTTCAGCAATATAAGCATAAGCACATACAAAGTCTTTATCTAATTTATCATCATGTTCCCAAAATGCTGGTTCAGAAGAGAATGATCCAACTTGGGATTCGATATATACTGTTTCGTCTTCACCGGTTTCTTCGTTTCTAACAGTTTTCATTTCGTGACCTTCAAAATCCCACGAACCATCGTCAAGCTGATGAATAGCGGCGAGTACCGGTCTGTCTGGAATTGTTTTCATTGCACGTTCTGCTGATTCTTTAGAAACACGAGATTTATTTCGATTTACTCCAGTATGGAAAATCTTAATTTTAACTTTTTTCATACCACGATGATTTTCATCAACAGAATCTTCCGATTCAAAAGTAGTAGGGACTTTAACTGCAAGTTTATATCCTGTTTCATTTGAACTGAATTTTGCAAATTTCTGTTCCTCGCAAAATTTGACCAAATCATCAATAGTAAGTAGCGTTTTATTGCGCATCTTTGGTATTTACCTCCTTTCTGAAAATTTCTATATAATAGCCCTTAGAAAAGAGGACTAAACACACATAATATTTGTGAATTTTACTTTAGACATATCAATGTCATTTTCAGCAAAATTCATCTTAGTATTATTTACAAACATATAAAAATGAGCAGGTGTCTGGACCTCTATATAACCTAGAGTGATCAACTGCTCACGAACTTCTTTATCATATGTAAAAATAAATTTTTTATCTTTCATTATTTATCACTCATTTCCACGTTCTTTGGATTTACTACCAGAATCGGTTAGATCATCAGAATCTTTACTTGGGGCACCGCCATTAATAGGATCGGTATCTGTAGTAGAAGTATCACCAGATTGTGTATAACTTGTACTAAGTGGATTGCTCATCAAATCAACAAGTCCTAAATCACGCTCAAGCTTAAGCATAGACATTTGCTCAAGAAGTGTATTTCCATCGAGAACACCAACTGACATTCTTGGCAATCCATTCTGGGCAGATTCAATAAGTTCTTTACGTTTTGCTTTTCTTGTATAAGGACAAACACCGTCTATGTACTTAAAGTATCCATGTCCTGTACCAACTACATAATTAAAATATAGATTTAAATATCTTTGAACCTGTGGTAAAAGAGTACTCTGACCATATTTCATATCTGCAATAATCTGTGCTTCGTAAATTGTTGTTCCAGATTTATCTGAATCAAGAATCACACCACCAATATGCTTGAAAATATTAGATATTGAATTTGAAATCATATCAGTATCATCTGTATTATTCAGATCTTTAAATTCAATTGTATCAATTTCCATAGGAGAGAGCACAACATTAACACATGGGGGAACATTAGCTGCAAGTTTATTATAGTATTTCAACGCTGTATCCGGATCAATCTCAAAATCGTCCGGATCAGAAGTACCACTTAATGGTTTTAGTCTAGCTACAAGAAGTTTATAAGCACTAAGTTCGTCCTTGACGGCCTGAATCTCCTGTAAATCTATGGCATTTATGATCGTTTGGAATAATGCTGCGAGGGGTGGGTAATCCATAGTTGGATCATCACTATTTACCTTAAAACAAACTTGTCTTTCAGATTCAAGTTCCTGCCATCTTAATGTAGAATCTTTCTGATATGCTTCATATTTAGATTTGAATTCAGAATCCCAATATTCAAGATATGCTTCATGTGATCTGAAATAAGAAAAGTCAAATGCAAATCTGAATACACCTGCTTCAACAGATGATACTCTACAATAATCTCCATCAAGAATCTGATAGAAACAAGTTCCACCTTCCTGATCTGAGTCATCATAAACATATGCATATACAGAATCTTCACGCCAAGTTACGAGAAGTAGTTTTACAAGTTCGCTGGCAAAATCCATACGTTGCCAACGAATCATAGTTTCATACCAAGTATTGGTACGTTCCTCCGGAGTCATTTCCTGCGTAGGATCATCCAATGGGATAATATTAAATGCATCTCCACAAATCATCGTCGCATAGTGTAAACAGATACGTCTGTACTCATAGCAAAGTCTGTACAGATACCGGCTTAAATTTCTTAACTGAGACTCGTATGATTTTGGTGATTTCATATAAGTACGAAGTGTTTCCCTGGAATAGGTCTGGAAAGTACGCGATTCAGTTTTAGACAAATCGGTAAGCTGCAAGGCATCTATCATTGCTTTTGTGGTTTTTGCCATTTCAAGCACACGCTCATGCTTTGTAAGTGTTGTTGACATTTCAGCTACAGTTTTCTTCCCTTTTGGTGTATCAATAGTTGGAACAGTGGCTGATTTGTTTAACAGTAATTTATCAACTTTATCTAGTTTCTTTGTTTGATTTCTAGTTGTGGTTGATTTTGTATTGACTGTTTTAGTTGTTTTAGGAGCTACCTTTGACTTCGAAGTGGAAGTTGAGGCAGCTGTATTAACGGTTTTATTTGAAATAGGTGTACCGTCCTGCACCTTTGGCTTATTTTTACTACCTTTGGGTCTACCCATTGGTACACCTGCCTTTCTATTTATTGTTTTTGATTTGGATTGATTGGAATTTATTTTAAGAAGTAAGAAGTGGGAGAGTAGTTGGTGTTGGTTGATGGGATAGTGTTAGATTTATTATTAATCGAAATAAGAATGACGCTTCGCTGTACGGATTGGTAAGCGATCTGCAAGATTGGTAATGTTTTTTTTACGTTTTTTATTTTTTATATGTTCAAGACGTTTTTCAGATAAAAACCAGCCTAGCATTGCCAGTACATACGCATGATCGTCATGCATAGTAGCTTCTGAAACACCTGTGTCTGCATCTTTGTGAGCAGGTAGCCTAAATCCATCTTTTCCACCATCACGTTTAATACGACAAATATTAACGATTTCTTCTTTCATAACATCGATCTGAACTAATGCAGCTTCTTCGTCAATAGATAATTTTCGAATTTTAGTTTTTGCAGACTCAATTTCAGACAATCTTTCTTCAAGCATTTCTTCATATTCGTTTACATCCAAATCTAACTTATCCAATTCTTTTCGAATCATAGCTTCTGATTTTTGCATAAGTTCATTATCAACTTCAAGAATATTAAGATAACCTTTGTTATCATATTTTTCAGTAAAATGTATCTTATCTGCTTCAACCATTTTAATTAAAGCTTCATACATTTCTGATTTGTATTTCGCTGGTTCAATTAATTTTAATTTTGGTACAGCATCTGGATATCTTTTAGAATAAACGTCACCATTTGTATATTCTTTATCAATCAATCCACGATGAATTTTTCCGGATTTATCTTTCCAGTCTTCAATAAGACTATCTCGAACCCATGAATTACCACCACCACCTGAACCTGCATCTGCCATAAAAAGCTCAATATTGTCATAATCTAAAGCATCACCGTTATAATCAAGAAGTATTTTATGAATTTCTTTAATCTGTTCTTGTGTCATCATCGGAGTTCTTTTTCTTAATCCTAAGTCTGCAAAAGATACAACATTAACAATATCCATTGTATAGCCGTTTTCTTCATCATATAATAGTTCTCCAATACCAATAACTGACAAATCTGTTGAGCGCGCTGGATCATATGCGAGTACGAATTTTCTAGTGTTTGTATCATTATAAAGAACTGGTGGGCGATTATATGAATTACGAACAATCAAAGCCCTTTTGATAATTTGATTTGCTCCGGCATCTTGTGTAAACTGATTATAATATTCTCTGTTGGCTTTTTCAGGATTATTACGAATTTCATTATCAATAGTTTCTCTATTTAATAACGAAGCTGGGTATTTTTTTCCATGAAAGGTAGAATTAATAACAATATCACAGTTAAGATCTGCAACAAAATATCTCGGGTCTCCCAGTAACATTTTTTTAGAAAAATCTCTATATTTTTGATAAAAAGCAGTGTCTACAGAAGATGCGGAAGAAGCATATAGTAGTTGATGTGGGAACTCTTTAGGAATAGTAGACACATTTAAATTACCACCTAATTTAAAATTCGCATCTTGTGCTGTAAACGCACCAATTACATTAAATTCTTCCTCTGAAAGCCAACCTCCCTCATCAAAGTAAACTGCTTCACATCTTTTACCTCTTTTTGCATTTATATTGCTATTTAAAGTTTTTACAAAACTTCCATTATAGAGTTTATATGTAAATCCCATTGGATTATGGATAAATCCATTTGAGTTTGCTTGTCTAATTTCTACCTCATTTTTAAAAACATCTGTTAAACCAGTCATAGAACCTATGTTTTTTAATGCAATATCTTCTATCTTACGAAAAGTTTCTTGCGATTGATCAGCTGTTCCAGAACATATATAGATTCTGTATGGTAAATCTGCTAACAATCCCCTTACCATAGCAAATAAAGCAAGTTTTGTTGTCTTTCCGGCACTTCTACTTTCAAGCCATAAAACAAACGGAGTAATCCAGCTCATCATAAATGTATACTCTTGTGAATCCAAAAGTTCTACACCTATAAATTCAGACATAAACCTGGTCGGATATTTAATTCCCCATTGTCTTATTTTTGCAAGTTTTTGATATCCCTCAAGTTTTCTTTGCGAAATTTCTAATTCAGTAGGTTTAACATAAAACTGATAATTGTCTGGTAATATAATTCCTGATTTTGTTTTCATAATTTATCACCATCCAATTCAATACCCTTATCTTTAAGAAAATCCTTTATTGCACAATTTTCTTTTAACAAGAGTCTTGCCTTTTCTTCATTATCATCAGACTTCTTCTTATATTTATTAATAAGATTTCTTTGTTGAACAATCATGTCATTATAATCATTTTCATCAAGCCTAATCTGTTTTATAATTGCAGCGTCACTAATTTCCGCAACTTGCTGTAATCCCTTCGAATATTCAACATCATATAGATTAGTTTCAATTTCTTCCAGGTTCATTTCTTTTAATTTACGAACTTTTCCAGTCCAAGTATTTTCACCCTTAGAAGAATTGACAGAGTGTTTTAAACTAATGCCATTATCTTTTGCAAGATTAAGAACAGAACTTGTTATTTTGTTTTTTGTGTCTTCAAGATTTTTTATAGTAGAAATATTTTTTTCCATATTTTCTATATCAGACATAAGAGTTGTAATAACATCATTTATTTTTTCTATATGATTAAAACTTTTTACAATTTCGATAGAAGAAGAGGTTTTTAATCTATCTTCGTTTGCATCCTCACTTGCATCAAGGTAACCTATTAAGCTTGAATATAAATAAGGCTGATCCGCATATGCTTCTTTTGCAAATGGGTCATAACCAAGTAATCGAACAACATCTTTTTTATTCTGTACAAAAGATTCAAGAACTTCATCATTTAAATTTGGTGTTAAATCAGTTGATATAGTTTCTGTTTCTTTTTCTATTCGTATATCATCAAAGTCAGAAGACATATACGTTTGACATTGATAATTGATCATACTTACGTTTTTTATATATGAATCATATGGTGTTCCGCGTTTTTTTCCAGAATTTTCATTTGCTGATTCCTGAACACTTGAATCCCATAATGAATTTAAAAATGGCTTATTTAGGTAAAACATTGCAAGACGTGTGTCTTTTTTTGTAGAATATTTATTCCCATCATCATCATATTTGATTGCCAAATCTTGTGCACACTTTTTACAAATTGGAGTTACGCCACTTTTATTTAGTGGGTCTGTACTTTTATAAAATTTTTCTCTAGGTTGTAATTTTCCACATAAACAACAAGTAAAATAATTTGTTTTCAGCTCCTCAATTTCAGATGTCAGTCTTTCTATTTCGGCTTGCGATTCATTTAATTTTATTCGTGCCTGAGAGACTGTCATTTTTGCTGGAGCAACTATTTTTTTTACAGCAGCTATAACAGTCGCCTCCTTTTGTTCATAAAAATAAATTATGCACTCATCTTCAAATCGAAGAGAGTGCTTTCTAAGTATTCAATATAACAAATAAAAGCACCCACATTTCTGTGGATGCTTTTATGCCAAATGCATGGCTACTAGCACTTAACGCTAGCTTTACCGTAAAAAGATAGGGCAGTGGTGCGAGTATCCACCTTTCTCTTATAATGATCAGTTATAAGATCCCTACCTATTAAATATCTACTACAGGCTTTGAACCTGTATCTGATGGCACAAAATGTCCGTCCGTCATAACCAGTTAGACCAAGTAGATAAAAACTCATTTACAATAACAACAAATCTGTGATAAACTAATACTTATATCTACATTAGTAGGTATACACATCAAAGCACCGTCAGTTTCTCCAGTTTTGAAATATAAACACGAGAGGCAGGTGAACTACATGGCATTTGTACCTACAATTTTAAAGCCTGTACACGTCAGAGCATATTGGCGCTTCCGTCTTTTTAGGTGGGAGTTTGTTCATGAACACTGGCGCAGTCTTCCTAACCGATAGGAAGAAATAAATTTGTCACCTGAGTCTGGATCGAATCTCTCTGATAAAGATTTTCTTTTCTTACTCAATTCTAGGTACCTGACGGTGTTTCTTCTAAAATTACCTCTATTAAATGCAAGCGGATAGTACGACCATCTATTTCTCTTATTACCTACTCACAATCATGTTATCCATGGTTCATAATTGTTTTCAGATCTGGACCAATCCAGATAGCTTCAATGCACTTGCTATACAAAACAAGACTTGGTGTAAACACCATTTCAAGTAAAAACCTCTAACGGTTTTTGTTCATTATTTTTTCCTGTCACCGGTATGCAAAATCTACACCATGCCTCCTGTGAAATATTATGTCGTATATAGGAAAGTTGGAATACAGGGACTTGAACCCTGGACCTCCTGAACCCAAATCAGGCGCTCTACCAAACTGAGCTACATCCCAAGACGCTGGACCGAAGCCCAGCTTGGAGAAATAATCATGAAAATGAAAAATACAAAGAAAAGAGAAGAATAATAGAATAGGACAGTAGTCCTATTTAGTGGATGGAGAAGGATTCGAACCTTCGAAGGCAGAGCCGCCTGATTTACAGTCAGGAGCGTTTAACCACTTCGCTATCCATCCAAATAAAATTTTATACTCAATAAAAATTGAGTTGTAGGGCAGTGTACCTGGACTTGAACCAGGAATCTTCATTTGTATGTTTACAAGTATTAAATATGACGCTTTACCAATTAAGCTATACCTGCCAGATTGCAATGTTTCTTTGCCGCACATTACGAAGCGCATTTATGTAATTGCGTAGTTATTTCGCTGTCCGCCAGCTATCCTGAATAAATCAGGAAGAGTATTATTTGCTTCCGCCCAGTCGGAAGGTTCCAGCCTAAACGCTGTATGATGAATCACGGATTATTTTACATCGGCTACACACAAGAGCATTCACTTTTCAGTCGTTACTCTCTCCGATGACAGACGCTCCTTATCTGTATAGCAAAGTATTTCTACTTTGGGCGAAATAATCAAAACATGAGTTCTGACTTGTATTTTTTATGTTTCAGAATCATAATAGAGAATGTAGAAGAGTACTTCAACTACTCCGATACACTGTAACTTATTGACATAGCACCTGGCATTTAAGATAAGACCGGAAAGGATCGGTGCATTCACATCAGAAGTCTATATGATTCTGGGCGTTCTGCTCACATATTCCCCTCTGAACCAGTTAGCTACTTTATAGCTAGGAAGGAGGTGAAATATGAGAAGGGAACACAACAAGCTTAAGCTTGCAAAGTTAGCGATCCGACTTCTTTGTTTTACTATAATTATAATCGCTGCACTGTGGATGATTTTTAATAATAATCCGCAAAGCCTCACAATCTCTGTTAATGCCGATAAGGTTAACGCAGAATTTGCTGTGAACTTTGCAAGCGTATTAGATGATGATGGTCAATAAAAGACTATCTCATCGGCAATGGGCAGTTACTTTTGTAGCTGCCTCTTTGTTTTTTAGACTACATTTATTGTTTATCAGGTACTGGTGCAGACTTCCAGAACAAATCCCCGCTTTTCAGCCTCTTCTTACCTACCTGATGTCGCAAGCGTCTTGGGAATAAAATGTTCCACCACAGAACAAATATAATAGAAGAGAAGATAACAGTCGTAATACTCTGTTATTCCACAGAAATTCAAAAATGTTATGTTGGACCATAAACTAAGATGGTTAATATCAAAAGTGTTACCTTCTCTATTATGTACTTCTAAATTAAATTTTGATTGAATCCTTAATTTTTCTAACCTTAGAATGATCTACCTTTATGTAATATTTCTTAGTAACATCAGTTCCTGCATGATTAAGCATTTCTGAAACATCTTCTAAACTTGCCCCATTTTCCTTAAGCAGACTAGCATAGCTATGTCTCCAATCATGACAATGTAATGTAGGATGCCCAATCATATTACCAATTTTTTTACACCATTCATTTAGAGTATCATTACTTACACATTGTTTCTCATTTGTATAAGCCGTTTTGAACACCCAACCATAATCATCTATATTATTGTTTTCTCTATATTTACGTAATTCATTCATATAATCGCGAGTTTCTTCACTAAATGAAAGCTCTACAATTTTACCTTCTTTTTCAAGCACATCAGAGCAAATACGTTCTTCCATATTGATTTGATCCCATTTCAAATGAGCAATTGCATTAACTCTAGCCATTGTAGTGAGAGATAAAAAAGCATAAACCTGTAACTGAACATCACCATATTCAGAAAGTTTTTCTCTCATAAATTGCACTTCTTCCTTTTTTAAATAAGTTTGTACAACAACAGGTTGTCCTTGTTTTGGTCTATCAATAAATTCCATTGGGGATTCTGTAATGAGTTTTTTCTTACGAAGAAATTTATAGAAAGCGGAAATAGAAGACATGACACGTTTCTGACGATTAACATTATTACCTTGCTGTTTTCTCCAGAAATAATATTCTTCAAGATCTTCTTCTTTTGCTTCAAGAACAGATAGATTAAATTGGTTATTATACATATAAATGAACCACTGCATTAAATCAGAATTATAACCCCTAATTGTCTTTTCTGATAGGTCTCTAATTGACATATCAATTTGATATTTTTGAAACAATCTTAATGTTTCCGGATTAACCTGTTTAGCTTTTTTTGCGTCATATAATAATATAGGTTTACTTCGTTCAACTGCCATTTCTTCATCACTTCCTTTTATCAAAATATTTCGTTATCTTATGTGAGATGACAGCACTAACCATCACCTCTTCAGAGAGTTTTATAATAATGAGCGAAAAAAGTAATTGCCTCACGGCAAATCACATCACATAAAATAACGATTTTATATTCCCACAGGACTATTACAGCCCTGTGGTTTATCAAAAATGAAAAATTCTATTTATCTAGCAGCATCCTTTACAGCTTTTGCCAGTTTAGCCTTAACAGTTTTATGGGCATCAACATGTACAGTTCCACCAGTAAGTGGGTTCCTTGCATCTCTAGCCGGTACATCCTTAACTTCAAGGCTTCCAAATCCAGGTACTCTAATATCCTCACCAGCTTTCAGTGCCTCCATGATAACTTCCTGAAGTGCTGTTACGATCTCACCTGTCTCCTTGATTGTTTTCTCTGCTTTAGCCGCTGTTGCTTTAATAAGTTCAGTCTTAGTCATAATTTGTTACTCCTTTTTTTCTTCTAAAATTTTTATAATTTGATTTTTATTTTGTACGTGTGACCGCCACGCTCGGCATATTATTTAATTGTCTATATTTGAACTGATTTTCATCAGTCGATAACAATGTTGTTAGTTCCTTTGAGACCTTTTTCTTTGTCCCATATGAAACAAATACATTTTCTTACAGCACCAACAAATCCGGATTCATGCGACCAGTTATCCTCACCTGTAACAGATGGGAGATTACGGATAATTAATCCACCAAGCTCTTTAATTGCCTGTTCAGAATGAAGGTGTGCGAGATGCGCTTCATGGTATTTTGTTCTTCCCCATGCTTCTCTGGCTTCAACCTGCATTACTTTGTCTGCACGTTTTCCCTCTTTATCTCCATGAGCGTACATAATGAGAGAATTACCCCATTCACAATACTTTCTTGGATGCATATCTACATCAACAAGTACAGTAGAATCTTCATGGAAATAAGCCCAAAGTGTCATAACCACATGCCATGAGCTGGAAAAATCATGATTTCCTGGAACATACATAAGCTCAACAGGAGCAAATTTAGATAGCGCAGTAATGCCATCAATGAGCATTTCTACACATCCCTTAAACATTTCCTGATGTCTCATATTTGTGTCCTGGGCAGTGCCACGAGTAGTTGTTCCTTGTACATTGTCAAAATGGAGAAGGTCGTTGCCGATTGGCATAAGAATTTTTGCGACTTTTCTTGACTTAATATCTTCAATAGCCTCAGTTATAATTGTATTAAAGCATTTCTCAGCTATAATATAATCGTATGATCCGTTTGTAAGATTTCCTGATGCAAATTTTCCATAATGCAAATCCATAATTGGAATTTCATATAAAACTCCATCATCAACTTTTGGCTTTGTAAAATAATCTCTATTTGTCGGTTTATAGTTTCTAACTAAATCTTCGTAAAACTCTTCAATTTCAATCTGAGAAATTTCAGTTCTAGGTTTTACATTGATTTTGCTTGCATACAGATTTTTAACACCAGATTTTCCACCCTGATTCCAAATAGAGTTTCTTGCAGAGACAAGTTCCCATTCGAGTGGGTCATAACCATGCGCGTTAAGTAAAAATTCAGGATTTTTCAAGTTTTCCTCATTAATCTCAATAAGTCGATCACTTGTAAAAGAGCCATCTTTGTTTACGTCTGTCTGTTCTTTATATCTTGGAAGTGAGAGAGGAGCCGGTTCATCTGTAATTGGTTCACTATTTACTTCCATTTCTTTTCTTCTTTTTTCATCAAAATATTCTTTTACGAATACGCTGCCATACACATTGCTACAAGCGTTCCGAAGAGTATTGCGAGATAGTGGAATAGAATATTGATCAATAATTTCAGTCCAATCTTTATCTGAGTTTCCCTGTACTTTTGCAGTTATTTCAGCAAACGAAGCCTCGTATTGTTCAGGTGTCATTCCATAATCACTTATTCTTTTTTCGAAATCCATAGGCGATCACCTACTCTGCGTTATCTGCATCCTCTGCAGGAATTACATCTAACTCTTCCTCAGTTTTAATCTGAGTAGTCATCTCAATATACTGATTTTTCATAGCGTTGAGAAGATCTACAACAAATATTTCTTTTTCATCACCATTTTCATCTGTATATGTAATTGTGGAACAATCATCAGAAAGTGTTCCTTTAATAGATAATTTATCGGTTGTATTACGTTTGAAGCTTAAACAAGATTTAGCCATTTTTTATTTTCTCCTTTTAATCATAAAATTTTTTTAAATAATTTCATCCAAACTTTTAATTACTTTCTCTGCGACACCATATTTAATAGCTTCACTTGCAGATAAGTACCAATCGTTATCAAAATTTTCATAAAATACATCTTCTGGAATTTTTGTTCGTGATAATACAAAATTACCTAATTCCTCAATCTGACGCTGATAATTCATAATTGCAGCAACTACTTCATTATAATTACCTGCGAATGATCCACCACCTTTGTGAACAAGGAATTCTGCTGTTGGGAATGTGTATCTTTCGTGACAAGAGAGATAAATAAAACATCCACTTGATGCAGCGACGCCAACATTAATTCCAATAACTTTTGTTGTACTAAGCTGAATCGTGTCTACAAGACAGTTGTTTACTTCTAATTCACCACCTGGACTGAAGAAAATCACTTTAATAGGAGTACGCTGATCAACAGGGATATTATTTTTCTTATCTTCAAAATTCCACTGCATAATCATTTTTGCATATTCAAGCGTCATTGAAGTAATTTCATCATCAATCCAAATAATTCTATTCTCATAGTTTTTATAAAACTGTAGAAGTGATGGATCTGGTAACTGTAAATTTTCAGCATTCTGCGGAATAGCAATATCTAAATATGCCATTTCCAATTTCTTTTTATCCTTTTTTTTATTCATAAGCATTACCTGCTTTCCTTTTAGTCTTTTATTTTTATAATCTCAAAAACATATCTTTAGAGCTACATAATACTTTATAACTCTTGTCATTTTTTGAGATTGATTTTTGTAAATCTTCCTTAAGCTCTAACTTTGATTCCTCAGAGCCGTGGACCAATATTAATTTTTCAGTTTTTAGACTTGATCCAAACTTAACTAAATCATCATGATTTGCATGACTTGAAAAAGTATAGAGTGAAATACAGTCTGCTTTATTTTCAACCACAGTATGGTTAATTTTTAATTGTTTGAAGTCTTTATAATTCTTGATTCTATATGCCAGATAACTTGGATTATCACCACAATAACCACATAAACAAATCATACTGTTTTCATCGGCAATATATTTTTCCAGGTATTTTAAAATTCTACCGTTAGTACAAAAACCGCTGCTTGAAATTACAATCTTAGGCTGATCATCAGCTACACAAGTATCTGATTCTGCTTTATCAGAGATAAATCGTACATTTTCCCATTCTGTTACTTTATTCCAAAGCTTTAAATTATCTCCAGATAGAATTTCAGAATAAATATTAGAAATTTCACAACTGAGCATAGAATCTACAACTACTGGTGCTTTAAATTTAGTATCACTACCAAAAATCTCATATAAAACAGTAAGAATTTCCTGTGTACGTGAAAATGAGAAGCATGGAATAATAACACTACCATTTCTTTCAAACACAGTCTCAACAGCAGTTTTTAAATGTTCTTTATCAAATTTACGTGTCTTTTTACTGGTTCTTTGTTTTGAACCATAAGTTGATTCCATAATTGTATAGTCGTTGAAACAATCCGGAATTTCTGTTTGAGAAAGATAATGATTTACTGGATTTATTGCTCCAATATCAGAAGTGTATAAGATTTTCTTACATCGTTGCTCGTCTTTAAGAATAAGCTGTAATTGTGCAGCACCAAGACAATGAGAATTTTTGAACCATTGGAAACTTACGTTATCATCTAATCTAAAAACTGTATTGTATTGATCATAAACATAAAAGAAACCCAATGTTCTTTCTACATCATCCATTGTATAAAGTGGAGAGTAATCACGATTATATCTTTTGGATAATATACGTGCTTCATCTGCTACAATAAATGCACAGTTTCTTAATAATGCTTCGGCAATTCGTGCTGCTTTATCTGTGAGGATTATTTTACCCTTAAAACCTTCTTTTATAAGACGTGGAAGCAGTCCAATATGGTCAATGTGACAATGTTCTACGAAAATATATGATATTTCGCTTGGTTTAAATGGGAATTTCTTGGAATTAATTTTATAAGAATCAAGATAATCATTAGAAGATGCCTGATATAATCCACATTCTAATAGAATTTGTTTACCGGCAAATTGAATATGGTAGCATGATCCTGTGACTTCATTTGAGGACATGCCAGCAAAAGTGATACCATCACCTTTTTTCTTTTTAGCCATAAGCCTTTCAGCCTTTCAAGTTATTTTAATTTTTCCGCCTTATCAGCGTACCAATCTTCAATGTACCTCTTATTTCCACAGGTTTTATAATACCCCACATGGTACCCTCTGGAATTCATATACCCTCCTGAGTATGGCTTTAAGATTTTCTTATCAATAAGGGTCTGAATACCCTCCTTTGTAATTGTTTTAATAACAATACACACCTTTCATTCTAAATTTCCTCGTAAGAGAGGATAATAATTGCAGGAGACAGATTTGAACTGCCGATCTTCAGAGCATGAATCTGACGAGATACCAAACTTCTCTATCCTGCGTCAATTTAAACCACAACTGGACCAGTTACGTAACCTAGCCCAGTTGCAGTCGTAATTTGTGAATGGTCACCCAGACACTCACCTCACCCCTGTGAGCTGTTTGTACATTTTAATTCGCGAACCCATATTTATAACGCGCACTCGGCAATAGAGCGAGGGCCTACTCACACAACTCTGTGCTTTCACGTTATTCTCCCTATAAGTGGAAGAAGTTGGACATGCCAAAAACCCTTATTTTATATAGTGAAAACACATGTCAAAAAGTGCCGAATGACACCGATTTATTATAAAGACGACTGAAAATTACATAAAAACTTATCTTTATTATAGTGATACAAAATATTTAATATCTTTTTGGTATATTTTTGCGGATTATATTTTCTATTCATAGAATTACCTCTTTCATCGCTTAACCCTAAACTAATTTCTATAAGTCTATTTATTGTAACTATATTTCCAATTTTAATTTTAGAAATAGTATTTGTTACTTCTGATGTCTTTGTAAGAAGTAAATTATAATATTCATCGCAAATTCCATACACTGATTTAATTTCTTTTATATAGTTATCATAATTGATAATTGTATCCATAATTTTACTTAGCTGTCCATCGTGTGCTCTACCTTTCATCTTAATAAAGAAATTTTCAGTAGGAGTAGTCACCTTAGTGCTTGCTCCTTGAATTTTATCCAACCATTCCTGTAACCAGTTCATTGGGCATATAAGATCTTTATTGATTCGTCCTTTTAATTTGTTCTTGGATTCCTCAATATCTTCCTGTGGAAGTTCTTTACCATCTTTAGTCACAGCAATTTCTCTTGTGTATTTCATAAACTCAGGGAAGTCACACTTTTTCATTCTTTTATTCCCATTTTTGTCAATTACTTCTTTTTTCATTGACATACATGGAAGTTTACTTATACGGTCAATCTCTTTAACACCATCAATTTCATAAAGTCTCTTACAGCTGTCGATTATTACTTGCATCTGTTATGTCCCTGGCTTTTTATCCAGGGCGGCTCCGAATTTCTCCGGAGTGTCGGATCATATCTTTGCCCACATCTTACATGTTTGGGCACTCAGCGCTCGTGTCTGTATTATTAGTTGCCATACTTCAACAGTTGATCTCTGAGCCTTCCGGTTACTTTAACTGGCTTTCACCGGCTTGGTTGCTGATTAGCATGAAAAGCTTTCCAGCAGTTCACTGAGTATTTTTTGAACGAAGTTTCCTCCGAACCGGCCCATTTAATAACAAGCCAATACTGAAAGAATTACGAAATTATCTGATAGTTCATCAAGTCTTTTGGGATCTGGATTATCACTCTGTAATTCACTCCAGTAATAAGTCATGGCAAGCTGTGCCAAATTACTGGAATATCCAATTCCGATTCTTGATTTAGAAAATGTATTATCCATACGTGCATATTCTGATTTGTTACTTTTATAAACCACGCCACTTTCTTTTAAATCATTAACAATAGTAGGGTAGTGTTCATAGCAATAAGCTGCACATCTTACCATAGTAGGCTGATTTGTGGCTAAAACGAAGTCTGTATAATGTTATGTTCCTGGCTCTTTATCCAGGACTACTCCGGATTTCTCCGGAGGCTCGGACTATCTCTTTACCCTCGTTTAACGTTAGGTTTGTAGGCGATTAATCTACTCATACAAAGCTATACTTTGTAGCAATCGGCACTCGTGGATGAATTATTGGTATTTGTCCTCATCATCTAGTCTCTGAACTTTCGTATGTACTTTTATCAATTTCATACGCTTAGTAACTGATTGACATATATGTATTGTATTTTTTAATCATTGTAAATAAATTTCATGTTTCTATATAGTTTATTAAGACGATAGCATTTATTTATATAACCACAAATTGCAGGAAGTTTTCCTTTTAAATTAAAATTTTCTTTTAACCATTTTGCACAATCTTGTACCATATCAAAAGATTTAATGAATTTTCCATCTGGAGTATAAGCGCTAATTGATCTACAACGACCATTTTTTAATCCAGAATGACATTCAGAAAACCGACCATTATCACTGCTATATTTCACATTATCTTTATGATCACACCATTCTAAATTATCAACACAATTATTTTTTCTATTAAAATCTTTATGATTTACTTCAGGTAAATTATTTGGATTAGGTATAAAAGCTTGTGCAACAAGCCTATGTATAGCTATTGTTTTATTATGACAATTTACACTTAATGTTATGCTATAATATCCATCAGTATTTATTTTATTTTTCTTAATTGTTTCTGGTTTATATCTTGCGAAGCTACCATCTTTATAATAAATATTCCTTGCTAGACTTTTAACTCTACCCAAATTACTTATTTTATAATAACCTTCATAACCAATTATATCTTTCCATATTTCTTCCAATAGAATTCCTCGTTTCTTTTTTTTATTTACAATACATACTTAGTTTTCCAGTTTTCACCGATTATTTTTTGAACAGAGTTTCCTCTGAACCGACCCAGATATTAAGTCAAAATCGCAACCATTTAAGCGTGGTTGTACATCAGTACAAATACAGTTCACTGCAGCAATATTTGAAGAAAATTCAAAGTATTTTTCCATTTCATCACTGTAAACATTGTGAAAATAACAAATATTATTTGGGGAATTATGCGGATTGCGAAATGCACATAGAAATTCATCATGTTTAAATCTTGTTGTATAACATTGAATAGTTCCAGATTCTGGTTGAAGGGTAGGATCTTTTGTAAAATCCTCACCAACAGAATAGAGTAGAAGAGCGTATGGATTACCACAAACAGTTAAATTATCTCCGTTCACAACAATCTTGCCTTTTCTAAGCTTATGTACATATGCGGAAATAATTTTAGACTTCTCATGCCTGAAGAACGTACTGTTGCCAAATTCATGGTTGTGATCATATAAATCAGCCATCATCTCATAGTGGTTTACCTCATTAGCATTTTTTCTTAAGAATTTTTCAAACTCATCATTATCTTGTTTCAGTAACTCCACATATTCAATACTGGTGCTTGCAATATCCCTTACATCATCTTTGGTGCATGGGAGGGTATTAACCATCTGATAACTGAGCTGTTGGTATTCTCCAAGCTTACTAGGATGATCACTTTTTACGACACCGAACACGCTGCCATCTTCATTTACTTTTTTACACCAATACTCATACGCAGATTCTAATGAGCCGCCCATCAAATCTTTGAATTTTTTCCATTTAATGGCATTGTCAGTAGTGATAATCTTAATGTCTTTCAAATAATGCCAATGACCAAACATGTCTTGAATCTGATATGTTTCGTAATCATTGCCTGTTTTTTCACACCAATCTTTAAAAAATAACTGTATATGAGATTTAAAACCACACATCTTAAATAAATGGTGTCTCATCAGAGCCATGCCGTTGATTTTAACAGTCCATTCCGGATTATAAGCATTTCTGCAATCTTTAAAATAATCAGCTTCGATCAATCCCATACCATCCCAAAGTGTATTCTTGACTTCAGTAACCTTCTTATCTACTACACATTTCTTACCAATTCGACCCTTAGAATCAATGTAATCTTCTGCACGAACAATGTTAGCCATTGTCTTAAAAAATGAATCTTGGTCCCTAAGAATGAGAATATCCTCTACAGGAATATACTTAGTTCCAACGATGGTAGATGTAGTAAGTGGAGCATAGGCAGACATCTCAACAATTTTTGCATTGTCATCTGTCATTAGTTTTCCAAGTCCGATAGTTAACCATTCGTAAGCCACTTCATAAAGTTCAGAGTTTATAAAGATAACCTGTCCAAGCTTTGCTTTAGCACTGGTTCGAAACAACATCTCATAGTGAATTGTTTCTTCACTTTTAATAGTGCCATCTTTATTCTTAGTTTTATAAGTAACATCTACACCTTCGTTATAGAATTTATCTCTGATTTGCTCACGCTTTTTCTCATCATAGAGATCCTTGTTATTCTCAACTTTCTCCAAAGTGTATTTAAGACGTTCCTTTAATTCGCCATCAGAATTTTTATACAACTGCTCAATTCGTTTATGCTCATCCTCGTAAGATCTTGTGCCAAAGTCAAAGTCTAAGCAAATAATATCTCTAGTAGATTCACCTTTATATACATTAAGACCATTCTTTATAAGAAAAGCAGAGAATAAACTATTATTAAGCATTGCTTCAGTATATGAGAAATAATCTCTTGTACCTAAATTAACATCATATAATGTACCGGCACTGATATTTTTAATTTTAATTCCAAACTCACTAATGATAATCACCACCTTACATTATTGATGATCTTTCTTAGTAGAATTTTTAGTTGATTTAAATTTATATTTATTTCCCTTATTCTTATTATTACTCTTTGTCCATCCAATAGAAGAAGCTGCAGCATTAATATTACAACTAGGAAATGGAGGATAATCAGTCTCAAAGGCATATAAATTTAATATATTTGATGCATAGCGATGAAATTCTTCACGAGATGGTATAGCAGGAAATGTACCACCTGTATAATAATTTTTAGTAGTCTTAGATGATAATCTCTGTGTAAGTGCAACGTTGTCTGTGTTTACTTCTGTATTCATATTTAGTATGTACTCCTTTTAACATAATTAGTATTAATCCTTTCTGTGCGAGGTTGATAAGTTACATAACCTACTAAATGTGAAGGGTTGAAGGGTAGTAGGTCATATAAAATTCTTCTTAATAGAAAAATCTTTATTCACAAAAATTGCAAATGTGTTATTTCACACCTGACTATTAATTTCTTCTCTATTTAGTTATAAGTTATATTGGAATTTATTTATCTGAATAGATAATGAGTAATAAATAATGATAATAATAGTAAATAACAAAATCAATTAGAACGAAGCTAGATGTGAAGCGTAGCGAACATATAGCGTAGTGATGACAAATGAACGTAGCGTAAGCGAAGTGAGTGCGGCAGCCTCTGGTGGAACACCAGTAAAGTATAATCAAAATTTTATAATAAATATTTATAATCAATATTTCAAATTAACTATCCTGTCGTTCCGACAGTGCTTCACCGCATTCACTACGCTAAAGCTTCGTTCATTTGGAGTCACTTCACAATTTTTCGCTAACGCTTCAAAATTGTTCGTTCGAAATTGGTTTGATTGTATATTTTTATTGGGATTCGTCAGTGTTAAAAAAATCGTCCATTTAAACTTCCCTATATAAGAGATATATATTGGAATTATAAACGGACAACTTTTGGTTTTGCCCTTATTTTATATGAAATAATGACCAATTTATTAAAACATATTTTACACAAATTGGAATGCCATTTTGCCCTTATTTTATATAGCATTAAGGGCGATTTTTTAAAACGTCTGAAACAAAAATTTTTTTCAAAAAGTCAGTATTTATAAGGGTTTAACGCACTTTAGGTGTCCCTGTTTGGGTGAAAAGCTTATAATAAGGTTTTAGTTAAAAAATGGTACACCTAAAAGTACGTTAAAGCTAGAGATTATCGGGTATCTGACGTTTTACAGGTGTCCCTGTTTGGGAATTAGAGTTTGAAAAAATCGACCTCAATCCCTTATAAAATAAGGCTAAAACAGTTCCCCAATTTTTGGAATTATGTGGTATTAAAATTTAACAATAGTCCATGCAGCTTTGTATCTTCGTTGTTTTTTATTACCATTTTCATCTGTAATAGTTTTCTGAATTGAAAATTCTTTGATTCTGTATGGAGTATTTTCTTCTTCAAACATATGATTTAAAGTCGAAGCTCTCTTCATTATCTTCCCATTATGGATAAGATTTATTTTATGAATAAGTTCTGTTCTATCTGATGGTTGGAGGAATATAATTTTGTTATCTGCCAATTTTTTTAAATATTTTTGTAATTCTTTGTTGCTATTTTTATTTGAAAGTTCATTTATCATTTTGTATTTATAAACTCCTTTTTTATTATCATAGAAACCGAAAAACTTTGCCAAATATTTGCAATAACCAAACTCACCATATTTATTTATAATCTTTTTGTATTCTTTAATATCTTCTTGTCGTTTAAAAAACATTGGACCATTAACTCTTTTTATGTAAGTATTTGGTACAATTTTGCCATTAACATCATAGCATAGATCATCATATAAAATATTGTTACCATCATTTTGCATTGGATATTCTTGGATAAGTTTTTCCATTGATAACGAATTTTTTATAAAGAATTCTGCCATTTCAACTTTTTGCTGCATATTTCTAATAAGTCCTGATAATCTTTGATTGGTCATTGCATGGATGTATAGATTTAATTTATCATTACCGTCCTGGATTCTTTTACGTCCAACACATTGGATTAATGAGCCAAAATCAATAATGTCAATTACAATATGTTTTACTTCTCTGTCAACAATATTTATTCCTGCATCAAAACATGATGTTGTAATTAAAAACTGTTCTTCAAAGCGTTCATTCTCAAGAATTTTTTGGATTTTTTTCTTGTCTACATATTTATAATATTTTTCATTATTCTCACTACAGTTAAACACACAATAATCTTTATATTTCTTATATAATTTATAAGCTTTCTCTGCAGACTGTATAAAGAAAATACCTTTAGATTTTTTTCTAATACCTTCTTTTAAAAGTTCTTCTATAGTATTATCTCTATAAAAAAATTTTAAATTACGTATAAATGAAAAATCAAATGGAAGATCGTATTTTGTGTATTTGGGTAATTTATTTTCATTAATGTATTTTCTCATATAATTTTCCATATTGTTTCCTGTCGCTGACATAAATATATGAGTAGCAGTAGTATTATTAATTATCAATTCAAAAGAAATTGATGTTTTATTATTAAAACTACTATCATTAAAAAAGTAATGAAATTCATCACATACAATGTATCTGTATTGAGATAAATTGATTTTATCTAACGTGTTGTGTAGTTTTGCATATTCAATAGATTGGTAAGTCATTATGGTTATAACATCATCTTTTTTGCTTTCAGTAATCTCATAAGAAAATTGATCTACACAGTTTGATCGGTGGATTAGCATTAAGATTTTATCAGTATTATTTTTTGCTACGTTATATAAGGTGTTTTTACAAAAATAACTTTTACCTGATCCCATTGGTGCAGATACTAAAACATTATCTCCAGGTTTCCATGATTTTATAACAGACTCTGTAATTATATTTGATATTCTTGCTTTCATTATGATTTCCTCCTAGTGTGTTAAATATTTATTTCTATAATCCCTAATTGCCTGGATTAGTTCTGGAGTTTTATTAAAGAAAAATACATTTCTTCCTGATTTGTCATTTCCTGGTTCTGATCTTATAAGAACAAAACCTCTTAGCATAAGATAACCAGCGAGTTTCTGAGTGTAAATTGTAATTGCTTCTTTTTTATTTCCTGTGTACATTTGTTATTTTTGTCCTTTCTTAATCTTAATCGTTTGAATATATTAAAATGTTGGATTATGATTTTTATACATAAGAAAACCTCCTTTCAAATATTTCTTCTAAATTATTTTTCTTTGCATTCTGAAAAAATACTATTGTATTCTTTTTCAGTTAATGGACGAAGTAACCTATAATTGTATTCTGGTTCACAAAGAACTAATGGACCATAAGGATTTTTCTCATTAACCGGTTTGCAATGAAAATATTTTTCACCACGTTCAAATGCTTCTTTTGCCCATTGTGTAAGATCTTCCCTGCGATAGAGCATGGGTTCACCATTTTTTACTGCATAAAAGCGCCTAGAGATATTTACATCATAGCGATTAAATAAAAGTTGCAAATCTGATAGTGTTTCAACGTTTTCTTTACCAAGTAAAATTGATGTGTATCTTTGAATTTCATTATTATTCATGTCTTAAATTCTCCTTAATTGATATATTATGTATTAATGTATTCTTATTTAAATTTGTGTTTAATCTAAAAATAGTGATAGTGAGAGTGAGATAGATGGATTCAATATAGACTTCTAAATGGATTTTCATTTTATTCTTAGGAATTAAATTTGATACAAAATGAGAAGTGTATTAGTTTAATGTAAATTCGAGTTAAATTTGAATTAGATTTGAATTAGATTTGAATTAGATTAAAAAAAATATAGCTATATATTAGACCTGGATGGTGATCTGGGTAGTGAGTGCAGCTGAGATTAAAACATACCCCCATTACGGTACTTTAGATGAGTTTTTGATGGTAAATTTTGACGAGATAGTAGTTGATGGTAAATTGGTAGGGTAGAGGTGTTTGGACGATTTTTATGGTAGAATTTTGATATAAGGTAGGTATTGATTATAAGATGTGTTAAAAATACTGGGATTTGAGTGAGTGTTGAGTTAAAAAATAAAGCAGCATATCCGGATTGGAAGGCTGCTTTTAAATTTTTTTAGTTAAATTGTGTGAATTAAGTTGTGTTTTTTTTGATACCGAGAGATAACAGTATTTATATAGGAAAGAATGCGATTGATGTGATGAGTAAAATGGGATTTGAGTAGGGATTTATTTGGATTTTATCGAATGAGTGTTTTGGTAATAGTGAAAAATTGCTGATTATGCCTGGGAAATATTGGGATTTTTGTGTGGTGGGTGATGTTGTGATAGTTGTGGGAAATTTTGATAGCTGAACGGTATCGATTGATTAGATGAATTTATTGGGATTGAAAGAGATTGGTGCGTGATTTTTTGGCGATTTTAGGTGCGATTTTTGAGAGGGTGAGATGAGAGATGATAGGAAATTGTTGGGATTTTACGATACGGTGGTCGATACGATGGGAGATGAATGGAGAGCGTGAGTTAGTAGGGATTTATTGTGAAGAGGGATTTTCCAGTCAGTGTGGAGATTGACCTGCTTATGCTGCTGAGCCGATCCTGGATCTGCTCCAGGATGGAAAGTACCCCCATCCCTTATTTTCCATGACTTCTAATAGATATTAGTGGACATGGAAATATACTTTCTGAATAGAAAATATAGAAATTACTATACAAGGCTGTCTGGCGGTCTGCAATACTTGTATTTTTGCGTTATATAGTAGGGATTTTCCATAAGAATAGGGTGAAAAGTCGTAGAAATCCAGTATTTACAAGGCTTTGAGGGCTATTCATAAATGATAATTTTTCACCAGACGGCGTGAAAAAGTGTTGCATTTGCAACATTATCGTATTTATAGGTTTTATCTATAATAAACGATTTATCTATAGCTTCCACCTATAGTACACCTTGCCATAACTATAACCTATACCAAACTATCCAGCTATAACTTTTCCTTATACCAGACTCACACCATTTATGCACTTTGCACAACGCCTTTTCAGAGCACATAATTTCAACCCTCAAAAAGACATTTTTACCATGCAATTCACGCCACATCACACCGCACGATCCAACTAAAATCAACACTTTTGTGCAATATGCCTATACCGCAGCATAACTCACTGCTTACAAAATGTCTTTCCCACACGGACGTTTTCAAACAATTATCTAATTGTACATACAATAACTACAATGTGCTATATTATATTTACATTTCTCCTAAATCCCTAGCTATTTTCTCATTTACAGCTTTATTTATAAAATCATTCAGACTTTTATAACCAAACTTGCTACAATGTGTTTTCAATTCTTCTTTTTTACCTTTTTTGACTGTAAAGCGTACCTGGTCATAGTTATTTTTTATATAATCATTATCATATTTTACTTTATTGAATTTATTCTCTTTATTATCTGACATTTATATATCAACCTACTTTCATTTTTTTGCATTATATGGAAGTAATTCCATAAAAATTATACCATACGACAGCCTACAACGCTAGTGAAATCAATATTTTCCATGGTTTTTACTTCTGTATTTTTGAAATATTCTTTCTATATAATGCAAAATAAAAAAGTATGCAATTGTACACTTTGTACAAAGTGAATAAAAAAGTAATCTATACTTTGTACAATATTCCGACTTGAAAATACTTTGTACAAAGTGTTATACTTGCGTCAAGCAATTGAGATACAGCAACAACGACTTTTCAGTTGTGAATGTTCAAGTGTATGTATCTGGAATACCTACCAGAAAAAAGTTTTAAAAAGTTTAAAAAAAAGGTGTTGACACATACAAACGTATGTGATATAGTAACACCAACAACAGACAAATGTCTGTTGAGTGTCCCAAAAAAGTTGCCGGACTAATCCGGCGGTAACAATCAACCCACGCTGATGATTTAGGCATTCGGCATTCCGTACTTTGAAAAGTGAATGATGATTGATTGAATAGCAGTTCTTACAAATTGCAAGTTGTCTAGCGATAGCGTGAAGTCTTTCTGTTTTCCTCATAAAAGGTTCTGGCTTGTGGATTCATCGCCAGTATTAGCGCCACCAGTAAAAGTGCGTGAAGGGTTGTAGCAGACCTACCGCCAAAAGACCAGCGGTTACAATAAGCTACAGGTGTTGGATTACACCTAAGTCATGCGGTAAGAGGCTGATTCTGTCCATCGCTACCAGTAATTCGTTCTGGATTCGCTCGAAACTGGAAAAGCGGTTTATAAATACATAATACATAATTGTTTCACCAACTTATTTTCAGAGAGGAGGTGAAACTATGGTAACTATTGATGTAGTTCGGTGCAAAGAACACTACGAATTGTTCTTCCAGGGACGATTTCTGTGTTCTTGCGACACGAACGAACTAAAAAGTTGCTACGAGGACGCTGTAAAAAGTGTTCTCTGTGGTAGCTTTAAGTAATCTCTAGTTTACACCATTTTCACTAGGATGTCAAGCCTGTGCAGGGTGTAATGTACAGGCTTTTCTAATGATCCAGGCTATAGGTCTATGGTAAAATAATGTACTTGATGCGTGTATGGTAATTACAGCAATTGTTGCTAAT